CGGCTGTGTTGCGCAGTATTTTTTCTGGTACAAATTCTTTTGTCAATTATGTTCTCCGATGTTGACGCAGTGGATTGCGTTTTGTTAATTGTATAGTATTTAGACCGTGAAGTCAATCTACTATGGTAATGTTTCTTAAATCTGGATACACAACATGTACTGGAGTACAGCCTTGTTCCTTGATACCTACCAACATGGCCAGGCCCTGAACAGCTTCTTCGGGAGTGGGCTTGTAGTGATAGCCAACTTGAAATGTGTGTTGTGTTTGCCAGGGTGTGATATCAAGATCGCGACCATCATAGCGTTGACGGATCATGGTCTCGTATGCTGCTGAGTCATCCAACAATATGGCACCACCGCGACCAATGTGCAGGGGTTTACCATGCCCGAAACTCAGACACTGCATGGCGCCAGATCGATACATGTTCTTTTCCAGTCTTCGAGCACTGTCCCAGATCCGTGTGTCATGAATGTGATACTCACCAGTCCAGATTTCGTTTTCCAGGCCATACTTGATACCCAGTTTGTGCATGGTCATGGCCACACTCAGATAGGTAAATGCAGTAAAGCTACAGCTTCGTACTCGATCATGGCGTAGACAAAGTTCAATGGCATGTGTGCAGCAATCAGTCATGATCACATAAGGTGCGCCAGTGAACTCTGCTAGTGCTTGCTCAAACTTTAGAATCTTATCGAACATACCACGCCCAAGCATGACCGATCATGGCGTCAAGATCATGTTGTTGCCACTGATCTGCTACTGAATTAAACTTGCCTGCACTGGCGGTTAACAACGGAGGATCACCGTCACGTTGTTTACCGGATATAATTTTTAGTTCTTTGCCAGTGATGCGTTCTGCCGCAGCAATGATTTCTCGGTTGCTGATGCCTGTACCAGAACCTAGATTATATACTCCAGCTGGCACAGCACGATCTAGAGCAAGAGCATGAGCTCGAGCAATGTCTTCCACATGTACATAGTCGCGAATGCAAGTGCCATCCGGCGTGGGATAGTTGGTGCCATTCAGTGTGAACTCAGCGTCATCACGCAAACATTCTAAAACTCGCGCAATAATGTGAGTAGCACCAGGTTCTTGACCATGTCGCTTTTGAGCATCAGCTCCACACGCATTGAAATAACGAAAGCTGACATAATCAAGACCATACGCACGTCGGTATGCTTCCAGCATCCAGTCAATCATCAGCTTGCTTTCGCCATAAGGACTGATAGGTTCTTTGGGATCAACTTCGTGACAATTAGCCATAACTGGCTCACCGTACACCGCGGCGCTTGAACTAAAAATAATTCTAGTCTGTGGCATGGCTGCCAACACAAAGTCCAACAGGTGCATGGTTTTGGCCATGTTGTTGTGATAGTAGTCGCTGGGAGTTTTCATGCTGGGGCCAACCAGGCTGGAACCAGCACAGTGTACAACAGCATCTGGCCTGACATCAAGCAGTTTCTTGAAGGATTCATTACAGTCAAAGTCTGCTTGCACAAAATCCATAATACCTGTAAGATGCGTTGGCAGGGGTCTACGATCAATCCCTGTTATGGCGTGCCCTGCATCCTTGAGCTGTAAGGCAATTTGCCCGCCAATGTAACCGGCTGCACCTGTTATTACTATGTTCATGATTGTATTTTTACCACTTGATATTTTTCGTGAGCAACATGATCACGATAACGATTGCCTGCACGATTCCATTGTTCACCATGGCCTTCAATGATGTCAACCACACGATCCACAGTGCCGTTGTTCCAGTCCGAAATCAAACCCATGTTGTGATGCGGTTCACGCAACAAGTTCTGCATCTTGTGGTAAGCGTCATCTATGCTCCAAGGAACATAAAGTCGATTAGGATCGTTTGCAAAGGTTTCAGGGAAACTGCGATAAGCAGGGTAAAGCACATTACAGCCCAGAGTGTCTGCTTCACTGACGGTGTTGGAAACCCAGTCTTGTAAAGCACAATTAAAGAGCACACGAGTATCATTAAGGAAAGCATAGTATTCATTCTTGCTTATGTTATCATAGATTTTTAACTTGCCGGCCGCTTCCATGGCTCTGGCACGGGTCACAAATTCAGGATTGTTGCTGCGCAATGCACCGCCAGAGTAGATGGCAAACTCACAAGGCTCGCTAGTGAGTTCACCATACATCTCAATCAGATCCATGAAGAAGCCCGGCTGCTTCTCTTGATCAAATCTGGCTGCAAACCCCACACGCCGTTTGCGTTCTTCAAATGGCCGGATTTTTTCGATGCCGCCAATGCGTTCTAGCACTTCCTCTTTGCCAAATGCCAAGCCTGATATGTTGTAGATAGGAGCAGTCCAGCCTGCAATACGCATGTGTGCAACCATTTCTTCGTTGGTAGCAAGCACACCTGTCACAAAGTGATTGACCATTTTTTCATAAGTCGACATCCAGCCAGCCATGCCCCACACATGAACAAAATCATCAGGATCAATGGCCTGTGCCAAGCAGCGTACATACACACGGGGTCTTAGATTGGCAGGAATTTGGTCCATGATGTATGGCAAACTCTCAATGCCTGGAGTAAACATGTCTTCAAAGTAGATAACATCTTCACTTGTGACTTCGCCTTCACGCATCATTCGAACCAGATTCATCATTTGACTCATGCCAAAATAACTGCGACCATGTGCGTCCAGCACCTGACCTACCACAATGCTCTTGCTGTTGTCTAGGGTTTCGCCAGGCACATATACCACATCAAGACCTCGACGATCAAACACACGTCGATTCCACTCTGTCAGTTGTAGAGTGTATCTTGCTTCATACGACTCCAAACCACAATAAAATAGTTTTCTCATTTTAGTCCTTGTACTAGATTCAATACCTCTTGATCAATTTGCGTTGCCATAGCTTGTGCAGCAGTCATGGCATACTTTTTGTCAGGATAATGGGTGTATGCATATTTTTCAGCCGAATCACTAGATCGACCCATGTTATTGACTTTGTCTTCCATGTCATGCATACGTCTATTTAGATGATTCATGTCTTCGAACAATCTTCTCAGAGGTCCGTGGTTGCGATTGTGTTCTGTTTTGATTTCGGGACGAGTCAGCAGCACCATCATCATGAGACCACGTAGTGCATCCATCACACGCGGATCCTGACTGGTCATTGCTTCGTCAAACATGTCAACAAATCGCTCGAGATCAAAGTCTGCCTGATCTTTTTCTCGAGACCCGCTCATGCTGGACGAAATCCTGCAAGTCGACGTGCATCTTCCCACCACATGTTCTTGGCATTCTTGCCTTGAGCATGCTTGCTAAACTGTTGCCAGGCATAGCTTTTGAAGTTGTAAAGATCCGCTTCGTTGTAGCGGTACCCAAAGTCCTGGCAGAACTCCAGATATTGTTCAAGATCCTCAAAGATCTGTTGCACACGAGGATTTGATTTGATTGCGATTTTAGACATTTTTTTTCCTTTCAATAGTAATCGATGTCGTTGCTGAAATTTTTATCATTGAAACTGGACATGCTGAGTTTGCATTTTAGAATCTACAACTGATTTTGTCAAGTGTATTTCTCTTTCTTGAGTGCCTCTACCTGCATTATTGATTTTGTACAACACAGAACTAGATAGTGATGTTGCCAAAATTCAAAGCCAAGTTTTGAATAGTAACACTGGATGCTACTCCAGTAATCTGTAGAATACTGCGAGAATTCCAGCCTGAGTTACTGGTGCTATGAGGAAATTTTTCAAAGTTACTATAGATTATTTGACCTTTTTCCCAGTAGTCTAACACCGTATTGCCAAAACACATGGATTGGCCAGCTTGCCAATCTTCTAGAAAAATTATGAATCTGGTAACTATTTTTCCAGAACCAGCATGCTTTGAGAAATCATCGAGGTGACGTAGAACTACGTCTCCGGGTTTTTGAATCTGAACTCTAGCAGTGATTAATTGATCCAAATGAAATTTTTCTACCATTCGATTGAGATCGGGGGTATCCTGGCCCAGCTCAGCCAGATAGATAATATCTTTAGACGACCATAGTTCCTGCACTGCTCGTTGGGCAACAATGTGTAAATCAACGGACCAGTCGCCTATAAATTTGCCTACTGTGCGTACAGTCAGTCCGTATCCGTCCCTGACAGCATTGTCATAGTGATAGGCATCACCGTGCAACAACATTCTTCTATCAAATTCTTTCTTGGCAGCAAGATCAATATCCTCAATGATTTCTGTAAGGGGCTGATTGGGGTCGATGATTGGCTCGGCCATTTTATTTTTCCTTAAATTGCAAGAGATTGTACAGGACGGTGAGTTTGATATTTAATAAGGGCGCCGTTTTCACCATCTTCGGCTACCTCAATCCAGACCGCACGGTCAGGATATTTTGCAGCAATCTGCAGATACAAATCATCTGCCATCATTTCGCAACTTTTGTAGTCTAGTTGCAATATGCTGTCTCTGTAGAGATTCTCTAGCCAACGTTTGAACTGGATAAACTCAATGTCTCGGTCGTTGTGAATTACGTCAATCCACACACGGAAGTGAAAAATGTGACGATGCGGTGTTCCTAAAAAACTCACATCGTATTCGTTGCCTGTGGCCAGTGCAGGATCTGTGGCAGCAGCAGGGTAGCAATGTATGCCTTCTTTACGAAACGTGATCCAGATCTTGCGTTCTGCCACGGTCATGATTCTGTCTACAGTTGATCTTTGTTGTTGGTTCATAATGTTTCGTCCTTGGTATATTTAGACCAGTCAGTGAATGCTGCACGACTTTGTAATTTATGTACACTGTGACACCAAACGCCGGGATTGGTAGCAGCAAAGTCTTTGTCGTCCAGTTTGAGTGTGGCATTGTAGCCCAGCTGTTGAATGTATGGCAACTTAACCGATATCATTGGAATGAAATTGTAGTGTTCAGTGAATCCGCATTCTAGCAAACCTTCCACGCATTGGACATCTATATCCAGGGTGCATAGATAACCTTTGTTCAAGAATGGCCGGATCATATTTTCCCACCGTTGCCATTGTACTGCATCGTTGTTGCGGATGTTGGGAAAGCTCTGGTTGGCACCAAAGTAGATGTGCTCACTTCCCAGCAGATGTTCTGTAATACTATCCTCTGTTTGCACGCCTACCACAAACAGAGTTTTCTTTCCCAATGCAGGAGTATGTTCTACTTCTGTGCCAGTAAAGAACTTTACTGATTCGTCGTGGTCCGGTCTAATCATTTTGCCTGCTCGTTTTCAAGTTGATTTAGTGCTGCTTCATTCAATTGTACACTATCTTCCTCATTATCGTCAACATCGGTTTGTTCTAAATCAAACAATACATTAAATTGAGTCCGAGCATTCTTGGCCTTTTTGCCTTTGAAGCCTCGTGTGCCCACAATCTCCATCCAGTAGCTGTCGTAGGTTTCGATAATGGCTTCGGCAGTAGCACGATCTGGTGCTGCAAAAATAGCTTCTACAATATCTTCAAACTTAGCATAGTCGCCACCTTGTCGTTGCATCATGGCAGGATGTTCACCTGCATCAAAACGTCTATTGGCTTCTTGTACCGCTGTCAAGTGCATCCAGACATTGTGTCCCATCAACAAGGCGTAGCTAAAGCTATCCCAGCTTGTTTTGCCCCACTTGCCATTTTTGTTTAGGTCTGGCTGTACATGATAGGATTGTGGATCTTGAAAGTTTTCGGGGGTAAGTGTGATACCGGGCTTGACCACACCTGGTTTGTAGATGCAAATGTCCTTCATAGTGAGCATGTCACTTATGGGACTATCTTCCCAACGAGGATAGATACCATCTTGTATTACTCCGTCTGACCACTTACGAGTGTCTACTGAGTACTTTTTGTCGTCTGCTGACGGCGCCATTCTGTACGACCACTTTGAATCGTGCTCAAAAACGTTTTCAAAATAGACTTGCCCGTTCGCCGTTGCAAGGAATGGACTAGCACAATCAAAAGAGATAGTAAAACTAGGGTTAACATATTTTCTCACTGCTCGTTGAATAACTGTGAGTAGCACTGCCCACTCCAGTTTACTTGTGCCCAAGAAGTGCATCCAATCATGCTTGCCCTCTTGTAACAAGTTATCGTAACGCAGGGCCACCAAGCGCTTTAACACCAAGTGAACGTCACACATGTTCTGGCCACCCATACTCCAACCATCAAAGTGTGTGTCTGGATACTTCACAGGATCACAATACTCTTTCATGGTTTCATACCAAGCATCAGCACTGGTATGATTGTCGCCTTGTAACACGTTCAAAAACTTGGCACCACCGTTAGCAACACCTCGACGGTGTTTCATAAAGTATTCATTGTTGAATTTGGTTGCATCTACTGCTTCCTGTAGTGTAGTGATTTGACAAGCGGCTGACGCTTTCTTGTCGTGGATGACCCAGGTCGGTATATCCAAGATCATACCATAGTCTGCTACATTGTCCAGCCAGTTCAAGATTAGACTTCGTTTCTTTTGTGCTTTGGGACAACCTGAGTTGGCTTTCCAATCACCTTCCCATAGACCTTTGGCAATCTGGAATCCGCCTGAGTCGCCCAGCATGAATGTACCAGGTTCACGATTACGAACCATGTCTTCTGACCAATCCTGTTTGTTCAAGTCCAAGTTGGCGTGCCCTCCCGAATACAATGACCACTTGTATGGAAACAAGGCTTTAGAACTGTTGAGCCAGTTCATTTGTTCCATATCAGTGAGCCCAGTTGGAAAACGAGCCGGATCTACATAGTGCTCGTTGCGTTGCTTGCCCACAAACGTGGCGTAGAAACCAGAGATAGCCGGCAAGAACACAGCATAGTCATTTTGCTTGGCAGTTAGATTGTCTTGCACTTGCTCAGTCATTACTTGCTTTGTGCAGGAAGAATATAGTTGTAAACAGCAATGCCAGAGTCAACAGTGATTTGTGCTGCACCATCGTCGCTGATGCGCATGATCTTATCGCCAGTCAGACCCAGTATGCTAGATACTTGTGTGGCTGGCCAGGACCATGCACGTTTGAGTGTGCCAGTGACTCCAGCTTGAAACACAAAGTTTCCGGCATGTGTGCTATGATCGCCAAAGAAAAACTTAAGGTCACCGTTTTCAACTTTGGCTTGAAAGTTAGGTTCTTCAACGTTGGCACTCATTTGCATTTTCAACCGCATGATGCTGGCAACACTGGGTTCAAACTCAATGTGCCAATTGACGCCTTTGAACTTAGCAGTTTTTAGCTTGTCATTGACAATTTCACTTGCCATGAATCGATAGCTGTTCTTGAAGTCACCGTTTTTGTTTTCAAATGCAATGCCATCAGGTTCACCAGTTGCTCGTTTGGTGATTGTGAGCTTGGCGTCTTCGCGATATTCTTGCAGATTCAGCAGGGTCTTGAGTTTGGTCAAATTTGGCATACCAAACGTGCCCACGAACTCTGGAACAGGATTTTTAAATTCTGCTTGCACTACCACACTCAGATCTTCGGCTAGTCCCGAAATTGTTGTGGTATTTGTGTCGCCGACAATTTTAACTAGGTCAATGCAACCTAAATCGTGTGTGTGTTGGACCAGGTCCAGTAAGTAATCTCTCATAAATTCTCCTTGTGTGTTAGTATATAGGTTTTATTGCGGGTTTGCAATTATTTTGGCAACACTCTGGCCGCCTCTCAGTGAAACAATTTGACCAGGTCTGCGAAGTTCGATCCAACTGATATCACCTTCGCCGTTGTGGTTGTGTGTGATCTCATAGCCGATATTTTCTGCAATGATTCGCAGCCGATGCCCGGGTACATAACTCATGAAACTTTTTTCAGCCAGGGCCACTCCGTGCCAGAGATTGCAGTTGTTATAGGTAAACAAAAACACACCCCCCGGTCGTAGTTTGGCAAACACTTCATGTAAATACGACTGTATTACGTTGATAGGTTTGTAGTTGAAATAGTTGTAGGCAAATACCAGGCCAAACTGATTGTCAGGCAGTTGATGCATGGCCGGCAAGCCACGATAATCATTGACTTCGTAGGGACGTAGACGTCGTTGATATTCAGGAGTAAACGCTGCGATTGCAGGCTCAAGCAGTTCGTTGTTGTGATCCACAAAATACAAAGGATCTAGCGGCACTAGATCTTCAATAAAATTTTCTCTGCCAGGACGGATAATCATTCCAGGCAGTCTCCAGTCAGTGTAACTTTTGAGTCTGGCTCGCAAGATAATGTTGCTAGATGGATCAATGGCTAGTCTTCGATTGAGAATGTAGTCGTTGGATTCATAGCACATTTCTTCTTCGTACACACGCTGACTCAATTGATACAGTGCCGGTTCGTAGGTGTCAATCATGGCTTGAAGCTTACGAGTTAAATCCACAATATCATTGTTGAACAGAGATATAGAATCTTTTACTTTGTTAAAGTTCAGTTCTAAGTTTTCGTTTACGCTGGCCAGTCTAATAGATTGTTCGCCAATAACATGCATGATTCCTGCCAAGTGCCCAATTGCAGCACCACACGCAGGATCCATGCTCATGTTATCCAGCAAGTTTTTATACTTTACAACTTCGCTCAGTATCATTCAAATGCAAATAAACTAGTAAATGTATTTTCAGTATTGGTGGCCGCTGCTAGATCCCACTCCAGCACACCCAACAAGTTATCAATTTTTTGATCCACAACAGTGGCTTCCATCAATCCGTCATCAAATGGCAGTTCTTTAAACCATTCTGGCAGGCGTTGTTCGTCTGTGGGATAGCCAATACTAGTCCATCCCAGAGCATTGCTTTTGAGCTTGCACACAATGGTTTTCATGCCGTCCACAATCTGCATGCTGTAATTGTCGCTGTTCATTCGTCGCATGTTGTTCCAGTTCATGGCAGCCCTAACATGACCAGGCATGTTGGCTTTGCCTTGTTCTTTTTCGGCTGCACCATACTTGGTCAAGTTGTTCACACGCTTGGGAGATCCTTTTTCCCAGCCTGGCCTCTCCATAAATTCATATTTGAATTTGCGAATGTGTTCGACCACATCATCACGCTGCACACCACTTAGAATCTTGTTTAGAATTTCCAACAAGAAGTCTTGAATAACCTTGGGTGTGTCACTGCGTTTTAGATCCAGGCCAGTGGCCTTGGTTTTGCCAATCTTGCCGTTCACATCCAGTCGCTTCCCTTCAAGATCAATGATGTTTACAGCGTATCGTTTCTTGGTAATAAACAAACTGCGATCTGCCACCATCTCACGACCGCACTTGATCAGTTCGCCCATGTCTCGTGGACAATGAAACGCACGTTCCATAAATCCTGGGAATGATTCATTCACCTGGTCTGCAATTGAGTCATACAGAGCAATACAAGTTTCCTTGCTCCATTCCGTACGACCTTGTTCCACTTCTGTCTTAAGCACAGACCATGCACTAAAATAACATGAGTCAGTGTCACCGTAGATAACCGCTTCTCCCACATGATCATATTTGCCAGTGATACACTCGTTGATGTAGGCATCCATGTGCCGAGCAATGGCACGACCTGTCAGCGTAGTTGATTGTCCAATACGCTTGTCAAAGAATCTACAGCCGGGATTCAAAATAGCACCATACAAGCTGTTCAAGTTGATCTTCTTGACCAGTTGTCGCTTGTCCCAGAACGCAATGTCCTTGGGATCAGTTGCTGTTTTTTTCTTGGCCTGCATGTCCTTACGTTCTGAATACCAGCGTTCTAGCAATCCCGGGATAATACCCTTCTTCTCATATGTAAGAATAGTACCGTTGGCGCTGAGAATCCAGGGCTGATGGCTGTCAAACACAATCTTCCAGATTTCTGCTGCTGAGTGTGTGCTTTCAGAACCATCCTGCCAGTCAATGGTGATCTGTGTGCCTGGCTCTGTGTTCATTACAGCAGAGTATTCAAGACTGCCAAACAAATTTTCCCAAGCATCTGCAAACTTGCCTCCGTTCTTGGCCATCTTTTCTCGAATGTACTTGTCAGTCATCACAGGCCGCAATTGCGCAACCACAGTTTCTGGACCCATGTTCATGGCACGAATTGCTGATGGATACAGACTGTTGATGTCAACTGACCCTACCCATTCGTGCATGCCCTTGCGAGGATATGCAACATATGCACCAGCAGCTTGATTGTCAACGCTGTCGTCTCTGTGCTTGCGGTTGGGAACAACCATACCACGCTCATGTGCTTCGTTGATAATAGCCTGTTCGGTCACTGCCACAGCACCCATTGTGGTCTGCAACAACACAGTGTTGGCATGTGCTAGTTCACTGGCCAATTCCAAAAAGCGTAGTTTTTTGTCTAATTTGTCCAGCAGTGCAGTATCTTGTCTGTTGTATTCAATAAATGTTTTAAAGTGTTGATTGTACAGCTGGTCCAGAGTACCTTCAAACTGTGTTTTGCGTTCGCCCAGTTCGTATTCTGCAATAGCATCCAGACTGTAGCTGTGACGTTCTTCGTAGGTGTATTTGCGATACAATTGCATATAGTCCATGTGTACACGGCCTACCAAGTCAAATGTTTCTTGTTCTGCACCAAAGCGTTCAAACATACGTTTCTTAGGAAACTGTCCCCACAAACAAAACTTACGAGTGTCATCCTTGCTGAGAATTCTTGTGCAACGATTTATAGTGTAAGGAATGTCATAGCCTTCTGAATTCCAGCCACTTAGAACGTCGGCTTCTTGAATCAAGTCCAGAAACATTTTGATCATGTCCTCTTCTTTTTCAAACAAGAATGTGTTGTCAAACTCAGCTACCATTTCCTGTGCAGTAGCCATGCTCAAGTGCTTGGGAGGAACCGCCAGTGTGACCAGTTGGTCCAACCAATTTAGATAAACTGATATAGCAGTGATTGGATTAAACGGATCGTCGACTGGTGAGAATCCACGGTCTTTGTCAAAGTCCACTTCAATGTCAAAGAACGCTGTGTACAGTTCAGGAGCGTCTTGGTCTTTGTAGTTTTCTTCTAAGCATCTAAAGATGGGATTGATGTCTGACTCGTACAGTTGCTTGCCCGAGTGCATGCGAACTTCTTTGCGAAATTCTTTGTTGTTGCGTGTGCTAAATCTCGACACAGGTGTGTCGTAGATGCTGCGGAACTTGCCTCTGGCATCATCATAGTAAAAGATGTAGTTGGCAGGATATTCCCGGTAGACTCGAGCTCCGTTGCGGCGTTCTACCACGTGAATTCGATCGTGTTCACGATCATAAAGTGCGTCAATATAACTCATTGTTCTCCGTTTGTGGCCGGTAAGCCGTGATACATGCTCGTAACGTGAGCGACTCTTTGTTACTTATCAGTGTTAACAAAGTAATTGTTAATTTTGCCTTGGCGATTCAAGTCGTTTGTGATACAGTGTGTACCAGCGTCCCAAAAATACCGATGCCTAAATGGCGACACATGTACTTCAATTCCATATCGTGCGCAAGCACGTTCAACTTGATCGTTGTGTGAACTTACCACAATATTTTTTTGATCAATTACTAGTATGTTAACATCAAAAACAGTTTCACTTGCATTGCCAACCCAAGACTCAAAGTAGTGTTCTACTATATGCACAAGATCAGGATCTGATTCAAACCCCGGAATGTTCCAACGGCCACAATTGTGCTTCATGCTAGATCTAAATTCAGCAGTGTCGGCATATGTAGACGCTGGAAGATACACCACCTCCCAGTCGGGAAATGTATCTGAATAAGTAGGAACGTCACGTAAACTTATGATTAGGCCTGGCGTTACTGGACAATAAGTGCTATCGCCGTGGCCGCCAGCGTTGACAATTTTGTTGCGGGTATTGGGAAACTGTTGATTGATACGTGTCAACATCATGCTTTGATCTTCATCATAACTTTGTGTGGCAAAGTATAAGTCTTGACCAATTCTGCTGACAAAACATCCAGACACCACATCAAGATCAGTGTATCGCACTTGATTGCCCTGATCATGAACGTCTTGAAAAATATTTTGATAACATGCTAATTTGGCCCAGTGCTGATCTAGGTCACGGTTCTGGAATGTAGCTAAGTCTAGATCAGACTGATTAGAAAAAACTCGGTGTGCATGACTACTATTGGGACTTCTTGGAATCCACAACTGATCATGAATCATAACAAAGTAATCTCTGGGTGTCACAGGTGGGACAATCCAGCGTCCATGACATTTCAGACTACTGGAATCAGCAGGCATTTCGGGACGCAGGACCCGAATGCCAAACTGCCCTTGTAATAACTGTATCAACGACTGAAAGTCTTGTTCAGTTTCATCCGCTAACTGTTCAAAACGCCGTCGTGTGTTGGTATTTTGTATCCACGAATAAAATTCCGGAGGATAACTTCGGCCTACCACACATACTTGCAGTGGATCCCAATGCTGGAACACCGAATACATTAGAGAGTTTTGCCCACAGTCTCAAGAATTGTTTCTAATAGTTCGTGATCTTGTTTGGCTTTACCAAACTCAGCTTTGTGTGCTAGCTTGATAGCCTTCTTCAAGACACCCGGCTTGATTTCAAGCTCTTCGGCAATGGCCTTGACTGTGTCATTGAGGCCGCCGGTTAAAGTCTCAATTTCCTGAGTCACTTGCATGCCTTCATTAATAAGTTGGGTGAGTTTGATCTTTTGATCACCATTGAATGTTTTACTCATAATTTATTCCTTTGTTAAGTTTTTGATTGCATCTGTTGTACGTGCAACATGCAGTATAACAGACTTTGCCCAGTGTTGTCTAGTCTGTTCAGAATATTTTTTTCCTTTAGTACTAGCGCTACATACAACATGGACATTATGGTAAACGATTATCTAACGTGGGAACGAGCAGAACAAGCAGAGTTGGCTCCTGCGCCTGTATCGTGTGCTGTACATTTTCCTGAATGGTGGAAAAATCTACGTGGTGATCTGCGTGAATATTTACCAGCCAGTGGAGATCACAAAAATCACACTGCAAGATTGTGTTTGGGGCTGCGCGGGGCAAGTCAATTGGGATGGACTATTCCATTGGATGCTGTGCTGCATACTGGTATCACGGCCGGTATCTGGAGGTATGGACATTTGCTGCAAGAAATGTTGCATGGAACCCTCTGGGCTCAAAAGGTTGCCGGCGAATATGTGTGGGATCGACCAATGATTTTGGCTTGGCCTTGGCGAGCCAAAATGGCACCTGGCTGGCGATTATTAATGAATGACTATCCGCTGGACTGGCATCAAGATTTTCATTGTTTTACTGGATATGTGGATGCTAACCATGGATCAGGATTTTGGGGGTGGTCTCAGGAAATACACAAAGAATTCAACTACTACAATGTAGAAACTGTGATAATAATGAAAAAACAAGCTCGTATCAACACAGGGTCGGCAGTGTTTTCAATGGTACCAGTATACGACCCAACCTACGTGCCCAAACCATTTACTGGATATCCATTTTAAGGCGCTAGCGGATTCAGTTGGATTGTAAGTGTGCCTGTAAATCGTACTGTTTGTCCGTTGAGTATTTGTAAACTGCCAGGCCCCGAGTATGGTGGGCTATCACCGGTATGACCAGAAATATCATAGGGTTGCCAGGCTGGCGCATCCCATACTGGTTGAGTAGATATATTAAAACTTCCATGTGAACAATTATATCCGCAAATCAATATATCAGTGTGTTCGGCCTTGATTTCAAAATCAAAATCTTTGACCTCTGATTCAAAATCTAATGTATTACTCGCCACTGTAGCGAGTAATACTGTATTACTCGCCACCGGCAAATTGATCAAAATTTCACGAGAATCTTGCGTGGACGAGCTAGGCACCCAGTTTATTGTTGGCAACAGATTGAACTGTTGAGAAATGCCGTCAAGCACAATTGTGACCAGCGCACTGGTATCTGGTTTAACATGGCAATTTAATGTCAAAATGGACGTATACATATTTTATCTTTCTTTTCACACAATTTAACTGGCTATTTCATTGTCAATGCAATCAGACGTTGTTTATTGTGGCTACAGATTTGTCTGCTCTTTTGGTACAATTCAAGTTGTTGATTTACAGGCATACCAACAACTTGTTGCACTATATTTATAATTTTTTGATATCTTTCAGGACCTTCTAGTTGATCATAACTTTCGTCCCATAAATTATCAAAAGTTTTAAATCCCAACAATCTCATCTGTTGCAAAAAATTCTTTGGAGCATACACCACCATGGGCTTTTGAGCCACAATGGTTCTTATGGTTTTCTCACTGGGGGTAAATGTAGTGCCCTTGGTCATAGTTTCAAATGTGATTTCAAAAAGATATTTTCCACTAATATTGATTAAATTTTTAGTAGGGGCAGCATTTCGATTTTCGCCACAGACCGCATTGGTATATTGGTCAATGACATTATATCCATCTATGGAGTTGACCGGTATGTCAACACAAAAATTACGAAAGTGTTCGTGTGCGGATATTTTTTCAACGGGATCAACGACTGGCATCCAGTCACATAATTGATCATGTATCATGTGGCTGTGATCAAACGGTTGTAATACGGGAGGCATGGCGTCGTTCATCTTGCTGAGCAAACAGGATTGCTTCAGTGCCGGGCCATGCCAGATATCATACAAGGCCAGCAATCTGGGAGTAGTTCGTCTTCCTACAAACAGTGCCCATGATTTCCAGTCGGATTCTAGGTCTATATCTGCATCATGCCAGTATGTCTGACATCTTCTAAATTCATCACTGACTTTGAATTGTTTCCAAAAGAGATTTTCCCAAGGTGCATCAGTTGACAAAGCATTTGGACTAAAGATAAAAACAGAATCTGCCGATCTTTCAGTTTCTTTCATGATCTTTTCAACTGCTGACACTACTCCGGCTGTTGATAGACTCAAACCTTCAAATCGCACATGAATTACCACATGGTCCGACCACGGTGCATTTCTAAAAGCATCGCAAAATTCTTGTTGGTTGATCCAGTAGTCCCCGTCGACCTGTAAGTATACCACAGTGACATTGTGATGCCCTGCTAATCTCTTCATCTGCTCGGTGTCAAAATCTGTCATCTTTGTATCACATTAACACGATGTTCAATTACAGAATTGATATCCGCAGCAGTGGGACACTGTTTGCATATGGCATGCACATGCCCAAAATTTTCAGCAAAATGGCTGATTGCTGTGGGGTCAGATTGCAAGTCAATACTGCCGTTGGCTGCATGATCAAAGTATTCTTTCCAGGCCTCTGCATTGGCACTGCCGTGATCTGACCATGCTTGTTGGGTCAGAGCCGATGTCGAACATTTGTAGATTCTGCCCTTCCATAACATGGGGCATGTGGCTTGATGACAATTGGCGTAGGCCAAGTCAGGATCAGACTGCCAGGGTCGCATGTTGGTGTAAGTGCCCTGAAATGTTTGTGTAAATTTTGTAGGTGTGTTTATTTGCAATCGTAGGCCAGTGTTGGTTATCCATCGATCTAGTCCATACTCATGTACGGGTGTCCATGTATAACTGCTACGCAATCGGGCCAGCACTGAATCAATATTGCCAGTATGGTCAGTAATTTTAAGAACAGCATTGCCATCTTGATACAACCATTCAACCACTTGCCAGTGTTTTTCAAGCAGTAGACCATTGGTAGGAAAACGTATACGACTGTTGGGCAGCAATTCACGAACGCCCTTCAACCAGGTCAACACATGAGGATTGATCAAGGGCTCTCCTCCCATGAATCCAATATCTTCAATTGAAATTTTTTCCAACCACTGTTGCAACCAGTGATGAGTTGTGGACCAGTCTGCGTAGCCTTGGTGACGGTAATCACTGTAGGTACTACAGCCGTTGCAACTCAGATTGCAGACCTGTGTTAACATTATTTCTAAAAAAGGCAATACAGGTTTCATTACTAGATGTAGGTGCTCACTTTAGGGTACGCAGTAGCGAATTGTTTCCCCAGGGCAGTAGCCGCCCCACACTTACGGTAACAAGTACCGGTCCTAAGGGTGTTTGGTCAGTTCAATTGAGCATGTTCTCTACGGCGTTGAGCGCCAATATACACCACACGTTCAATCAGGTGATTTCGTTGTGCAAATGCCAATTCGTTGATTAATCCATGTTTGGTAAATTGGCGGTCAATGTATTTTTTAATCTTGTCTATGTCGTCGCGGGTGGCAACAGACTCCAGCATGTGTTTGACTTGCTTGACTGTTTCAGCCACGGCCAACTTTGCAGCATCAGCCACTTTCTTTTCATAAGCAGCACGTTCAGCTGGTGTTACTCCTCCAGATGTTACCTTAGTAGCAGGTGCTGCTAGCGGTGTAACTTTTGCAGGTGTTGATGTTAAACTAGGAACTGTTGGTTTGGGCAGGTTAATACCAGTTTTGATATTGGGCGCATAGGTTACATTCTTGTAGCCAGCGCCTTGTTGAGCAAAGTTAGGTGCAGCTGGTTTTTTGGCAGCTTCCGCATCACGTGCAGCTTGACGACGAGCAACTTCTCTACGACCAACATAGCCAGCTCCTTGTGGATCCTCGCCTGGGAACTTGCCAGCTGCTGTGGTTGCTGCTGGCTTGGTTGTGTCCGCTGCTGGCTTGCTTGTTGTTGCAGAAACAGCGTCAGTTGCATCACCGGCAGCTTGTTGTGCTTTGCTAAGTTCATCAGCAATTTCTTTTTCACGTTCAGCACGAAGTTCGCTTGGTAGGTAAGGTCGGCCAGTGGCAGGATTTATAAATCTTTTGTTGATGGGGCGTTCAAATTCAGAAGCTTTTGCTGTGGTGCTAGTGGCTGTTTGTGGATCAGCTGTTTGTGGATCAGCTGCCGGCGAAACAGGTGCTGTGTAAGGTATACCCATTTTACTGTAAACTGAAGTTACCAGGTCTTGTGGCACACCTTGTGTGACCAACCAGGCAGCCAATTGATCTGAATCACTGGGTTTGCCCTTTTGATGCCAGTTCATCTTGAGTTTTTCTTTGGTCACGTTGGTGGTAAATTGACGACCAAATGTGCTCAGTGCACCACCTACTTTGCTGAGCCCACGGCTCAACATGCCGGGTTTTTTGGCTGCAGGTGCAACTGGAGCACCTGCCATGTCAGGACGATACAAATCAGGCAATTCTGGGCGACCAGGTTGTGTTGCTTCAAGGATATCTTTGCGATAACGATCAACGTTTTCAAACACTGTGTAGGTGCCAGCAGTGGTTAAGTTTACAGTTTTGTTCTTGCGTCCTATGCTTTCGTTCAATTTCCAATTCAAGATGGTTGTTTTTTTATCAATCAACTGACTGGCCGGCAATATTATTAACTTGACAGATTCTGCAAATCCTTTTGGTCTTATTGAACCGCCGGCACCACCGGGTGTGTAATTTGATGGACCCATTGGTGCCAACCCTGGTTTGGTAGCTTTCATAGATCCGTCTGGCTGTAGTTCAGCATTTGGAAAACGTTTGGTAAAGTCTGCCTTCCAGGCATCATATGCGGCTGTTTGTCTGGCCAGTTCGTCAGCAGGCAAGCCAGCGTTTGGTGGAATAAAACTACCCTTGTCGTTGACAGGAATGCCGTATTCTAAGTTTTGCCCCAGTGAGTCAGTGCTGGTTGGTCCCGATTGACTGTAATCAATAGCAGCAGAATATTTTCCTGGATCAACAGCAGCTTGACTCACATCAGTTGTCATTCTGGTTCCTGCATCTTGAGCCACACGGTCAGCTGCTATGCCGCCGTCGGGCCCAAATCTAGGCTGAGCATAGTCTGCAGGCAAATTCTGCCTCTTTAAGTTGCTTGCGGCATCCAGGCTTGATAGGCTGTTGTTTGGATTATACTGACCACTATAGCCAGTGGTGTCATAATCTTTATCAAACTGTGCAAAATTAGCGGGATCTGGAGTAGTGTAACTCAGTCTATTCAAGTCAGGAATATCAGCCGGATCAGGCAGTTTGATAGTTTGTCCTGCTTTTAGTATGTTAGGGTTGCCATCGGGTCCAAAAAATACTTCATTGCCAGGCAGACGTTTGAACGCTTCTGGATTGATTTTTTTATTTGCTAAAATATCAGACAGTGTGTCGCCTGGCTTGACCTTGTAGTCTACAGCATTGCTCACAATATTATCAAATCTTGATGGCACAGCATCTGTGGCACCAGTACCGACAATTTCTTCACCTGCGCCCATGCTGTCTTGAGCACCAACTTCGGCACCAGCAGCTGGGTCTGCACCAACTTCAGCGCTAACTGCTGGGTCTGCCCCAAACATACCAGCAATAGATCCAGCTGCCCAGGCAGTTGCGGCTGCGGCACCGGCCTTGAGTGCAATATCTGAAAACTTCTCGCCCTTGATGGCTGAATCCAAACCATAGATCAAAGCCACAGCGGCCGGTAGGCCAGCGCCGCCTGTGGCCAAGCCAGTAATACCAACCAAGGCCGCTTTGGCCAAGCCAGCTGTTTTAGGATACTGTTTGGCCAACATGCGATACTTCTTGATCGCCTGCATCACTTGTCCTTTTTGTCCGCCGGTCAGGTCAGCCAAAGCATCAGTGGCTTGGTCATAGGCCACATCAACAGCAGAAACAGGAACTGAATTTTGTATGCCGCTCCAGACGCCTTTTAGAGCATCAGCTACGCCGCCAGCAAAATCCATGGTGGTATCTTTGCCACGACCCAGCATGGTACGGTTGGCACCTGTAGCCTTGTCAGTCATGCCTGCTTCGGCATCAGCAAACACTTGCAAAATTTCTTTCTCGGTCATCTTGCGTTCAGCAATGTAACGTCCTATCCGTTTGAAGTTACGGTAGACAGGATCTTCCATGAGCATGCTTTCAGACAACAGCTTGCCCTGACGTTTGGGTGTTGTTATTTTTTTAGTGTAAAGTTGGTCAATAATCATATCATCGTTCTTCTATGTAATCTTGATCAAGGTCTTGTGCTTGATTGGCCTTGCGTTTTTGAAACAACTTGACTGCAATATCTGCGTCATCTATGTTGCGGAATCGAGTTGGCAACTTGCGGCTGCCACGACGAAGTTCAAATCCACGAGTCTGATCGCCATATGCCTCGAGTGCAATTCCATCTTCCATGGCATAACTTTTCACAGCTGATTCAGGCAATTGTGGATCCTGCATGGGCGGCGGTGGAGTTTCAACTCCTAGCTCTTGCTGAGTGGGATCTTCGTCTAGTTCGTTGTTTTCTTCTGCCTGACGCTTTTGCACAGCATCAACAGCTTTTACTTTGAGAGCACGATCAACATGTTGTTTCTTTTCCAGTTTGTCCAACGGAGAGTTGTCTCGATCACGGTTGCCGTCATCAGACATTTTCTTTGCCAGCTGGTCAAGATAGTGGGTGAGGTCTTTTTTGACCTTGCTGACCATGTCTTCTTCAATCTCGCCCATGGCTTCTTCAAGTGCATTTTGTTTTGGCTCAACACTGTCTCCTACCAACTCCCCTTTCATAGGGTGTTCAGGATCTGTTTTGCTTTTGAGCACTGTGCTGATGTCTCTGGGCTTGAACAGCGCCGGCAGTTGGTGAACTGACTTTTGTTGTTGATTTAGTCCGTGCTTGACATTGACCGGAGTGATCTTACCTTCCAGCACAGCCATACGCTCTAAAATACTCTTGATGTCGTTGCTCATGCTCGCTGATCTTTCAAGTAACTTCTCAGCATCCAGCCGTGCTTTTGGTGAGCATCAATACGCGAGGCTAAAAAGTCCATAATACCTTGCTGGTTTTCTTGTTCAGCTTCAGCAAAGCACTGGTTGAGTAATTCTATCATTTGACCGTTGTTGGCCAGCAATTCTTCAAGCATAAGTCGAGCACGTGGAATTTTTGTTTGTCCAGAAATTTGAGATAACTCTGCAAAACGTTCAAAGCTGCCAGGAGTATATTCATTGAGTGCTCGGATGTACTCGGCGGTAGGATCAATTGCACCGTAAACATCATCGTAGATCATGTTAAAGAACTTGTGTAACTGACCAAAGTCAGGTCCTTCGACGTTCCAGTGAAACTGTTGTGCTTTGATTACGAAAGCGTATTCAGTTGCCAGGAGTGTTTTTAAAGCGTCCGCTAACATTTTTGTTCCTTTTGTATTCCTTGGGCGTGTTAGGCGTAGGATCGTTGGTGTATTTACCACTTAATAGTGATCCACCCATTCTTGTTTGTGTGCCCATGGCCATACCGACAGTGGCAATACTGCCAGAGCTGCTGGCTCCTGCTGAAGCGTTTTCCATTATTTCATAAGCCCGCATGCCAAACCTCCAATGTGCCTTGTTTATCAATGATACGTCCCGGTCCGTGCTCTACTCGCATATTGCGAATTTTCAGGCCGGCGCTGTTGTTATATCCATCCACTAACTCATATCGAATAGTGTACTTGCCCGGTACAGCATTGATCTGCAACATTTCTTCAAGATACATGTCTGACCAAACCCATGTACGTTCTGCAAACAACTCATCGTTGACATACGCACGGTATCGAACCGGCGTGTCTCCACACTTGCAATACACGTCACTCAACACAGTTATAAACTCTGGCTTCATAAGAATATTTAGCAAAATGTATGCCTATAAATATTTGCATGTTGCAGAAATTAGAACAGCTTAAATCCATTCACATAGAGCTTACAACCAGGTGCAATGCAAGATGTCCCATGTGTGTGCGCAATTATCGTGGCCATGATTATAATTCAGGATATCCCACTTGCGAACTAACCTTGGCTGATATTGAAAAAATATTCACAGCCAAAGTGTTGTCTCAGCTGCAAGGTTGTACAGCCAACTTCAATGGCAATGTTGGAGACTTTAGCAATGCCCGGGACGGAGTTGAAATTGTTAAATTCTTCATTGACCACAACATCAAAGTAACAATCAACACCAATGGCAGCACAAGAAGCACAGATTGGTGGAGTCGGTTGGCTTTGCCAGGAGTCAGCATTGGCTTTGCACTAGACGGACTAGCAGACACACATCATTTGTATCGTCAAGACACAGACTGGCAAAAAATTATTGACAATGCTAGTGCATACATTGCAGCAGGCGGAGCAGCAGTGTGGAGATTTGTGCCATTTGATCATAATCGTCATCAAGAACAAGCCTGCAAGGATCTAAGTCGTGAGTTAAAATTCAAAAGGTTTGAAAACATCTATGACGGTCGTGATCGTGGTCCTGTTTACAAACGAGATGGGGAATTTTCGCATTGGCTAGGACCTGCAGAAAAATCAGCTCCTCCTATCAAAGACATGCTACAAAGTCATGTGACCTGGTTCCAAACTGAAACTGTTGATGTTCCAAAAGACACTGCTGATATCACGTACAATTGCCAACACAAGCGAGCACAAGAAATTTACATTGCAGCCGATGGCACAGTTTATCCTTGTTGTTATTTGGGATTTTATCCAGGACAAATGACACATCCGGGCAACGAACAACTATTGCCACTAGTACATGAAAACAATGCACTGGAATATGGACTGGAGCATAGCATGGCCTGGTTTGATAGTGTAGAAGCAACCTGGGCCAAAGCCAGCATACGCGATGGCAGACTGTACCAGTGTGTGAACAGTTGCGGAGCCTCTGCATGACTGTGGCAAGAATATTGTTTCTAGCTAGGTATCGTATTCCGCATGCGTGTGTGAGTTTGCAGTTTGATTATAACTTGCTGGGCATAGACTATACAGTGATTGCTAGTCCTGTACCAAAAGATGAACTGTGGTCTATATTCCACAACCATGGTATAGACACCAGCCGGTTTGAATACATCAACGATGATGTAATCTATCAAAATTATCCTGAAGTAAACAACTGGGTATTCAAAGACGACTACAGAGGCTGGTGGTTGCGACAGCAAGCTATCAAACTCAGCTTCTTGGATCACTTAAAGATTGATGTCATGCTCATGCAAGATCCCGACACATTTCTAATAGAGCCGTATTGCTGTTACCAAGATGGAGTGTTGAACTTTCATGCACTGATGGACACAATACAAGGCAGCTACAACGGAGTGTTTGAAAGCATCACTGGACTGCCACATCAGAGTCCGCATTGTTTTGTCACAGAGTTTGTGCCTGTTCGGTACACAGACTGGGTGCAACTGCGAGAACATCTAACACAACGATGGCCTGACAAGTACTGGCTTGATTCTATCATTGATGCAGTACCGGGTATGCCCACAGTACCTCCTTGGGGTAACGGCAATATTATCAAGTGGTTCAGCGAGTATGAGTTTGTGGGCAATTGGGCTGTGCATTGTGGCA